TATTTAAAAATGCGCACTTTAGGCCTTTCAGCCAAGGGGGTATGATCCCTGCCGTTAAATATCTCGAATAATTTGGCAAACGGTAACCAAAAGATTCACAATAAATAACAAAATTGTTTAGGGTGCTCTCTGTGGAGGTCCAACAAGAAAACCCAATCGATAATTGTCTCCTGCCGACACATACATAGTTGATGATGCATCACCAGCATTTATCTTATATGCGGCCAATGTCGAATTAACATTCAAACCTTGCTCTCGACGTATATCGGTCATATCTGCGAAACCAGTAATTTCACACAATGATGTTCCAAAATATGGTAGTGTGATTTCCAATCCATTTGATACAGGCCTTTCAACTGTAATCCCTCCTTGAGACAAGAGTGACTCATAAGAAGCAGGACCCAAAGCATCTTGAATGAAAATAGGTTCCAATCCAGCATCTATCATTGGTGCTGTTATTTGAGTAGCAGCGCACATAGCAAAATCAGTTTGTGTATCTCCAATTTTAAAATTGAAATCTGCTCTTCTAAATCGATAAATTGCTTCGTACCATAAATAAAACGGTATGGATCCATCTGTCCATGGTGCAAAGATGCTCGAAAATCTATTGAAAAGTATCACATCACTAGCAGCATTAAACGATTTAATGTAATATCTTGATACAACCTCATTTATGGTAGTTGGGACTTCAGGTGCTGTAATCTTATTATCCGGTATTGTTGAATAATCAAACATGGGCGTATAATCTCCAAGTCTCATTTCATCTCTCGTAAAAGATTCTGGTTCCATGATTTCATCAACATCAGTTGATCTAACAAATTGAAAAGCCCCTGCGTCTAATTTTTCAATTGAAGGATAAGCAACTTGGAAATCTTCACCTCCAGATACAAAAGCATTAATGTACACTGGTGGCGGAGGATTTTCACTATGCGTAAGTTCATTCACAACGAAGAAAGCGAAATATCCTGAAGCATATAAATCAAAAACTGTTCCATCACCAATATTTGGAGGTGCATTTAGTCGAGCATTGTCATTTAATGCTGTTCGTAATTTCCACGGTCTCATCGAAAAATATGGAAAAGTAACTGCTACTTGTGACTCGGTCTTAATATCAATAATTCGCATAATAGCTTTCCCTTCAAGTGTACTTAACAATGTTGCTCCATCCTGTGAATATCCAGACTCTGGAGGTACCCAAACTAAAGCCAATCGTCCTGCATGAAAACTACTTGCAGTGATATGAAACATGACTCGAATAGATCCTCTCCACATTTGATATGGAAGTGTTGACCAAGATAATATTGTATCATATCCAGGTCCGCGAAATCCTGGTCTCACAGCAATCCAATCTGTTATTTGAACTCCACTCTGACTTTCTGCAGTCCAAGGTATAATTCGAGCTAACGATGGTGTAGAGAAAACATAATCTAAATCCATTTCAGCAGCATGTGATCCCAATAAACACGGATGTTTATCAATGGTTGCACCTGGATGCATAGTAAGGGTAATTGATGGATTAAGTCCATGAGTATTAGCCATATTGAATTGTCTCGGTACCATTGCTGTATACGGATCAAGTGAAACTGGATTACATTCATGAGCAATAGTTTCTGGGTAACTAGTATCGACCAAAGTCGAATACAATCTTTTCATAACGTTCTTCACTCTAGTGAATGTACCAGTCACTGGTATTGTCGCTATGCTCGTTGACGGATCATCCTGTTCTTGTTCTTCTATAATGGGGTTTGCCGATTTCTTCTTTGCCTCAACATTTCTTTTTGCCTGACGCACAAAACCTTTTCCACTCGCTGTTGCCTTGTTGATGTAATTGCTAGATCCCGTAGTGGATTCTGGTGTCAACATCGTAGATGGAACAGGTTTCAATGGTGTAACTTCAAATTCATGAAGATTTGCTGGTCCTTGTAAAGAAACGTTTACCATCCTAGCATAAATCGAAACACCAACAGGGTTTGATGGAGCTGTGCTATATTGTTGGAGTGGATTTAACACATATACCTTGAGTCCACCCATTGATCTATAAGCTGATGTATTAGCTATTCGATTCATTCCATAACTATTCAATAAG